ACGCCTAGGCGACCACCCAAGAACAGTTATTACGACGACCCCTAAGCCAGTACCCCTAATTCGTAAGCTGAACGGCAGAGATGACGGCTCAGTTGTGGTCGTTCGCGGTTCTACCTTCGATAACGCTAAGAACCTAGCACCCCAAGCCCTAGTCGAGTTACAGGCTCGATACAACGGCACACGCTTGGGTCGCCAAGAACTCTATGGCGAGATCCTAGAGGACATCGAAGGCGCGTTATGGACAAAGGGGCTTATTGAGCGTAATCGCATTACGGAGATTCCCCCACTATCTCGCATTACTGTATCTATTGACCCTGCGGTAACGAATACCCAAGACTCTGATGAAACCGGAATTATCGTATGCGGGGCTGACGCGCGAGGGTTCGGCTATGTGCTGGGCGATCATTCATTTAAGGGTTCGCCCCTCGAATGGGCGCGTAAGGCGGTCGAGATTTACAAGGAATACAAGGCTGACTCGATTCTCGTCGAGGTTAATCAAGGTGGCGACATGGTAAGCGCGGTTCTCCGCCAAGTAGACGCTACTCTCCCTATCCGCGAGGTGCGAGCGCACATAGGTAAGAAGCTAAGGGCTGAACCTGTCGCTGCCATGTATGAGCAAGGGCGTATTAAACATGTGGGAATCTATGAGAAGCTTGAAGACCAAATGACTATGTGGACGCCCGAAAGCCCTACCTCACCAGATAGGCTCGACGCTATGGTGCAAGGCTTCGCGGATCTGTTAGGCACAACTAATATCTCGAATTACTTTAACGCTATTGCTAACTTCTGTATGAAATGCAATTTACCTATGCCCAAGTCGCAGAGCCATTGTTCCAAGTGTGGTTCTGTTATGATTCAGCCTGAATCTTAAAGGAGAAAATATGGCAACGATTCATTTGACCCCAATTGTTCGGGCAACAGCGCAAAAGTTATTCACAATTCCAACAGGCGTTCAGTACACAACAGTGACAATCTATAACGGATCTGCTGCTTCTATTTTCGTAGGCGACGCTACCTGTACGACAACTGGCGCAAACAAAGGCATGACTGTTGCTGCAGCCGGAAGCTTGGTGTTGAACATGAATGCTAACGATTCTCTTTGGGCGATCGCAGCGAGCGCTACCGCAGCAGGAGAAGTTGTAATTATTTATTCTGGTGTCTAAATGAGGCGCGCTATTTACGGAACAGTCGCTCAACCTAATCAAGCTAGCCAACCACAACCAGTATCAGTAGACATTTTCTTGCTTGCTGGTGGCGGTGGCGGTGGTGCTGACTGGGTTTCTGGTGGTGGAGGTGGTGGCTTTAGAGAGTTCACTGCTTCTTTACTACCTGTAGCGACTCCTTTAACTTTTTCGGTTGGTGCTGGAGGGGCTGCTATTGCTCGTCTTGCAACCAATGAAGCGACAGGAAGCCCATCTTCTATTTCTGGATCTGGTTTTACTACAATTTCGGCTGCTGGCGGTGGCGGTGCGAAAACTTGGTACGGTCCGCAAACAGGTACTGGCGGTTCTGGTGGTGGTGGTTCTCCCGGGAATCAATCTGCGGGTGCAGGAAATACGCCAAGCACCTCTCCTGTTCAGGGCTATGACGGCGGTGTAAGCGTCGGAGACGGAGCAGCCTCAGCTGCTGGCGCTGGCGGTGGCGGGGCAAATGCCGTAGGTGGAAGTAACTCCGGTAACAACGGAGGAAGTGGTGGTAATGGGCGTACCGCAGCAATTAATGGCGGTACATACGGCGGTGGTGGCGGAGCTGGTGGTGGCGATTCAGGCGGATCGGGTGGTTCAGGCGGATCGGGTGGAGGTGCTAGCGGAGCACCTGCTGGGTATGCAAATAATGGTTTTTCTGCCAACCCAAATACTGGCGGTGGTGGCGGTAGTGGTAACTACGGCGGTGGTAACGGTGGTAACGGTGGCTCGGGGCTTATCGTTATCAAGTATTTATCAACATTAACTCCGACAATTTCTGGTGGTTTAACGTCGAGCACCGCAACTGCTGGTGGATTTAAGACAACAACATTTACGGCAGGAACAGGAACGGTGACTTTCTAATGGCTCATTACGCGTTTCTTGACAAAAATAACATAGTCACAGAGGTCATAACTGGCCGGAATGAAACGGAAGTTGTAGAAGGAATCTCTGACTGGGAAGAACATTATGGCGCATTTCGTGGTCAGCGTTGCCTAAGAACAAGCTATTCAGGGTCTATCCGAGGTCGGTTCGCAGGAATTGGATATTCTTATGACGAGGAAGCAGACGTGTTTATTACGCCTCAGCCTTATCCGTCATGGAAGTTAGATTCCGGTAAGAATTGGCAAGCACCAAAGCCTTATCCAAAAGATAAGAAAGCTTACACATGGAATGAGAAAACCCTTAACTGGGATCTCCTAGCATAACTGGTACTATTACGGCAGCCGTAACACAAGGGCAATACAAGGGAGATTCACATGGGTCTAAGAGACCGAATCGCAAAAGCAATAGCAAGAACAGACGTAGAAAAGGCAGCGCCTAATCTCCCAGCAGGATCGGTTACTATGACCGAACAACAAATGCGCCAAGCCAATGGGGCGATTGGTCAAACATACGGTAACAATGTGCCATTAGAGCGCAACCCTTGGTTGTCTATGGTTCCATTCGGTCCGGGAAACCCAATTACTCCGGGAGCGATTAACCCACTACGCGCTGACGGTCGCCCAGATCCCCGACGCTACGAATACCAAGTAGCACAAAACATAAACATAACTGAAACTCGCCTCGTTCCTTTTAAGACTTTACGCGCAGCAGCCGACCAGATAGATATTATTCGTCGTTGCGTTGAGGTAATTAAAAGCAAGCTTGTAGGCTTAGAGTTCGACATAGTATTAGGCCAAGACGCAGGAGAAAAGATTCAAGCCAAGTCCGGCGGAGACCATGTCCGCGCTATGGTGAGCGCTCGCGAAGAATTGACTGATGAGATAGACCGCCTACGCACATTCTGGGAAAACCCAGATAAGGCGAACGGATTAACTTTCACAGACTGGTTAATGATTGCGCTAGAGGAAGTTCTCGTTATTGACGCGCTCGCTATCTGGCCACAGAAGACAGTAGGTGGAGATTTATACGGCTTACAGATTCTCGACGGCGCAACTATTAAGCCATTATTAGATGATCGCGGTATGCGCCCAATGGCACCTGCCCCTGCCTTTCAACAGATTTTGTATGGCTTCCCACGCTCGGAATTCTCAGCCAATAGTGATGACCCGCAAGCCGACGGCGAATTTACTTGTGATGATCTTGCGTACCTCGTGCGTAATCGCCGAACAACAAGCCTGTACGGACAATCACCAGTAGAGCGATCCCTCCCTCTCGCAGATATTTATCTTCGACGCCAACAATGGATTCGCGCCGAATACACAGACGGCGTAATCCCAGCCATGATGTTTGAGACAGACGCTACATGGGGTACGAACCCAGACCTCTTGCGCGCGTACGAGAATATCCTCAATGACGATCTTGCTGGACAGACAGAGCAACGCAAGCGCGCTCGCCTATTGCCTACCGGACTCAAGGCGGTCATGGACGAAGGATACGGAGAAAAGTTCAAGGACACGCTCGATAACTTCCTCATCGAATCTATCTGTGGACACTTCGGCGTTCAGCCAACAGAGATTGGATACAACCCAAAGGGTGGGCTAGGCGGAGCAGGGTTCGAAGAAGGTAAGGCAGGTAACGCTGAGGCTCTCGGCGCTCAACCTCTTATCGCATGGCTCAACAAAATGCTCACCAACCTTTCATACACTTACCTCGGTATGCCCCGCGAACTCGAATTCCGGTTAATGCCAAGCAAGCGCCAAGACGACGAATCAAGCGCGCGTAAGCACCAGATAGAAATTACCTCAGCAGCTAAGACTGTGAATGAGGGTCGCGCGGAACTAGGCTTACCGCTCTTGGATACCCCACAAGCAGACATGCCAATTCTTCTTGCGGGTCAATCAGTATTGCTATTCAGCCCCGACGGAATTATCGACGCTATGGCTGGCGGATCTGCGCCACAACTAGAATCAGACGGCGTAACAGAGGTAGAGGGAACAGAAACCCCAGCGCCTAAGGCGGAAGAAGAAGTCGAGCCTAAAAAGGAAGAAGTCGCGGTAGAGGTTAAAGCCTTTATGAAGTGGGCAAACAAAGGGCGACGCGGTAGGGATTTCGAGTTCAAGACTATCGACTCGGTAGTTGCCGACGCGCTTAATCGTTGCGCTATGGAAGGCGACCTTGAAACGGCTCGCCAACTAGCCAAAGCGTATATTTACTAATGTGGGGCGCTCATAAGGTCGATGGGCGTATAGCAGCAAAGAATTCAGTTAAGATCCGCGCAGCGCTACGCCAAAGTATCGACGCCAAAGAGGTGTTCGAAGAGTATTCGCGTACCCAACCCAATGTAAGCGATAACATCACGCAAGACCGCGCTCGCGCGCGCGCGTGGGCTATGCTCAATGTGCGCGTAAATACCGAACCTATTACCGCAGCACTACGCGCAATTTACGCAGACGGCTATGTATTAGGGGAAGCTTCGGCGCAAGAAGCGGTCGCTCGCGCGCGTAAGGCACAAGATAAAGCCCTAAGTAAGTCCGACGACGCCTACATAGACTGGTCAAAATGGACTCCCGGCAACAAGGCGACGGCACTATTGCTCCGCCCTCGTGGGGCATTCAAGAAATTCCTAGACGACGCTGGCGTTGTAAGCAAGGCTATCGAGAAGGCTGGTTACGATCGTATTGGTACGGCGCTGGCAGATTCGATTGCAGCAGGATTCAGCCCAACCAGAGCAGCGAAAGTAATCACAGAGAAGATAGGCGACCCCGCGCGAGCGCTGACTATTGCCATAACAGAACAGAATCGCGCCATGAGTGCTGCGACACTATTAACATACCAAGAAGCACAAGTAGAACAGATTGAGTGGAACGCGGTAGAGCCTTGCGACATTTGCGCGCCGAATGACGGACAGGTAGTGAATCTAGGGGAAGCATTTGATTCCGGCGATACCCAACCACCCGCTCACCCGAACTGCCGTTGCGCTCTATTGCCTGTAATTATGGGTATGGTAGATGATCTCAGCTTGGGGCAAGATTTCCTCGACACACTAGGCGGAGCAGATGTAGAAGAGCAAAGATTTCCTGCGAGCCTATCCATTGAAGAAGCCGCAACTATCATTCGCGCAGCAACGCCAAGAAGCGACAAAGGAGATTACAAACTTGAGGCTATTCAGGAAGCCTTGGGCTTCAATGGCTTACCTAAATTGGTCACAGAACAAGAAATGGAGCAACTTAAATCAGAAGGCTGGACAGGCGTTTATCGCGGAGTCAGGAATTTGGGTGTTAAAGATTACCTCGCCCCTGAATTGGTCGCTGAATTTAAAACTGGGAAGCATTATCCAGGTTTAGGCATTTTTGGCAATGGTACTTATGCTTCGACAGACATCGTAACTGCTGGGAATTATGCAGAAGGTCGCACAGCGAATCTCATTACTTTAGCCATTTCCCCCGAAGCGAAAATTATTAACTACAAAGATTTGCAGCTAATGTTGGAGGCGGAGCAAACCCAAGTAATAGATCGCATGGGAGCAAGCCAGTATGTCCATAGCGGAGAAATGGCGATTTTCAACGACCCGGGAAGGTACGCTGCGTCAAAGGGTTACGACGCTATAATTGTTCCACAACGAGAGAAGAGCAATCAGCTTACCCAAAGAGACGAAGATTTTTATGTAATCCTCAATAGAACAAAGGTGGCGGTGGTTGAATGAAAGCAGAAATTAGCAGGTTAGCAGCAATAATCGTACAAGAAATGCCTATGTCCGAACGCGTCAAGCTGATACCTTTCATCGAAAAAGCGCAATCCCTCAAGGACATTCCTGAGCCTTGGCGGGGGCAAATGAAAGCCCTTAAAAAAGACCTAGCCGATCCATACGGCGGTCGCATACAAGAACTCTGACCCTGCTAAGCTTAGGGCAAGATTATCTTTACAGTCTGGCGTATGATTAGCAATAATTCTAAGGAGAATTCATAAATGGCAGAAGGACATGTACCCCCACAAGCGGTTCGTAATAATGCGAAGCGCGGTTTAGAATTACGCAAGAAGCATGGTCGGGGCGGTACAGAAGTAGGGGTCGCGCGCGCGAGAGATTTATCTAACGGTGCAGCGTTATCATTAGACACAATTAAGCGCATGAATTCATACTTTGCGCGCCATGAAGTGGATAAAAAAGGTGAGGGTTGGGGCGTAGATAGCGCAGGTTACATAGCGTGGCTACTCTGGGGCGGTGACGCTGGCAGATCATGGGCGCGGGGAATCACAAACAGAGCAGAAACCAAGGAGAAATCAACAGTGAACGATTTAACAACGGCATTTTTCGAAATCGTCAAGGCTGATAAGCGCGACGACGGTACTCTTATGGTTTATGGTAAGGCAACCGACGACTCGCTCGACATTGACCAACAAATCTGCGACCCTCTATGGCTAGATCGTGCTATGCCTGAGTGGTTCAAGTCAGGCGGTAATATCCGCGAACAACATTCTTCAATCGCTGCGGGAGTAGCTAAGGAATACGAGAAGAAGGCAGACGGACACTACATCCACGCTCTCGTGGTCGATCCTATCTCGGTCAAGAAGGTAGATACAGGCGTACTCAAGGGATTTTCTATTGGAATTAAGTCGCCACGCGTAGTGCGCGACCAAAAAGCTGCGAATGGACGCATTATCGACGGTCAGATTGTAGAAGTAAGCTTGGTGGATCGCCCAGCCAACCCTAACTGCCAGCTTGTCCTCGCTAAAAGCGTAGACGGCGAAAGCGGTATGTGGAAAACAGAAGAATTAATCGAGAAGAAAGAAACGAATTACGGTGCGATTAACTCCGGCGGAGAAGGGTCTGAGCCAGCCGATAAAGATTTATACGCGCGCGTGAAGGCGGAAGCCAAAGAGAAGTTCGATGTTTATCCGTCTGCTGTTGCTAACGCATGGGTAACACGCGAGTATAAGAAGCGCGGTGGCGGGTACAAGAAGACGAAAGAAAAGTCAGCCTCTATTGCATTACAATTATCCGAGATTGCAGACGATTCAGAAAAGAGAGCACTACTTATGAAGAATGCCCAAGACCTTATTGAACTCTCAAAGTCAATCGCTCCTGCGGATCTTGTAAAATTCGACCAGAAGTTGTACGACGACGCACGACGCGCGCTCGCTCAACTTATTGTGGTCGAGGCTAACGAAATGGAAGCCGGAAGTAACGAAGAAATGTCTATCGCTCACCTATTGAGCGCAGTACATCACCTACTAGCATGGTACGGTGGCGAAGTCGCCGAGGGAGAAGTCATGGAACAAGAAACAGAAGATATTGAATTAGCAGCAAAGCCAGAGGAAGAAGAAGAAGAAGGCGAAGAAAAGGCGTTGTGCGCTGAATGCGATAAATCCAAGAAGGAATGTATGTGCAAAGGCGGATACAAGGCTATGCACAAAGAAGAAAAGAGCGCAGAAAACAAGTGCCTAGAGTGCGGTTGCCATTCACCAGCCGACGCACACGGTAGCGACGAAGTAACTACTGCGGAAATGGTTACCCCTGATGAAGCACCTAAGTCAGCGGAGCCAACCGAAGAAGTAACAGAATTAGCTGACCAAGAACTTCCGGAAGAGGAAGAAACAGTTTCTGAGGGGTCAAATCTCACAGAAGAAATAGAAGCAATCGTTGAGAAAGCAATCAAGAGTGCTACCGAATCTCTCAAATCAGAGATCGCTACATTGGCTAATGCAAAAGAGGCAGCAGTTAATAAGGCGGTAGGTTTGGAATCGGATTTAGCAGTTGCGAAGTCACTCGCCGTTGCTGGTGGTCCTAAGCGGACTATCAAGCCGGTAGATCATTCAACAAATGACCTACTTGTAAAAGCAGCCACATACAAGGCTAAAGCAGACGCGTCTACTGACCCCGATCTTATGAAGGGTTACAAGCTTCTAGCAGAGAAATACTTTGCTGAGGCAGACGCGATTACTAAATCCAACTAACCCGAAAGGAACCAAAACTATGGCTGAAATGCCACGCGCTAAGGACCTATTCGGCGACGCAACACCAATCGAAGCAGCACAGAAAATGGAAGAGTTCACCGATCTACTCGGTAAGTCACTCTCTCAGTCTTCTTCTGTTCCGGGTCAAGCGCCAGCCGTAGATCCATTAACTGCAATCGAAGGACTTGTTGCTAACAAGTCACTCACACCAGACGCTCTCGCTGGACTCAACAACGCACTCGCTTCCCAGCGTCTTGCTATGCAGGAAATCCAGAAGGACATTACCCTTACATCACCATTGAGCACATCTTTTGCAGCCTTCGACCTCGAAGCACCTGCTAAGTTGCTCACACCACGCCCAACACCACTTCGTAACCGAATCCCACGCAAGAAGGGCGTCGGTACTTCACACCGCGTCAAGCGTATTCTTGGTTACACAGGTACAGGCACAGGCGGAGTCGGACAGACTTGGCCGGGAATTACAGAAACATCAACTCAGCAGTTCGGTCAAATCAACTATGAGCGCGGTAAGTTAATCTCTTACGCAGCTGATGATCTTGTACTTCCATACAACTCATACTCACTATCTGACTCAGTAAGCTTCGACGCTAACTTCTCAGGTCTTGGTTATCAGGATCTTCGCCAGCTTTCAAGCACATCTACTCTCTACGCAACAATGTTGATGGAAGAGCGTATGATGCTTATGGCTCGCGGTACTGCAAGCGGATACTCAGGCGCACTTACAGCACCTACATTCGCACTCGCTTCACCAGTCGCAGCGACAGGACAGACTGCGATTGCTGCGAATACTTACTACGTCAACGTAACTGCTGACGCTGGTATCTCAACAACAGGTTTCGGTGAGTCTATCCTCGGAACAGAAGCCAACACAGTAGTTGCTTCAGGCGACGTTCTAACAGTCACAGTTTCAACTGCGGTTGCTGGCGCGCTCGGTTACAACATCTATGTCGGTACTGCAACAGGTGCAGCGAACCTCAAGTATCAGGGAACACTTCGCGGAACAGGTACCTTCACAATTCAGGGTGCAGGAACTCAGGGTCTAACTGGTAACAACGCAGCTCTCACCACAACAGGTGCAGCAGCCTCACGCGCGAGCGCAGATACATCTGCTTACGCAACAGGTTACGACGGAATCCTTCCAACAGTCCTCGGTGCAAACTCAGGATTTAACAACGCAATTAACTCAACATTCTCTACATCTAACCCAGGTGCTGAGTATCAGACAGTATTTGCGCGCCTCTACGACGCAGTCAAGGCAGATCCAGATTTGGTTCTCCTTAACGGTAACGACCGTAAGCAACTCTCTGACGCAATCAAGAGTGGCTCAACTGCTAACTATCGTTTGACTATCAACGATCCAGGACAGGGTGGAACTACATACGGTTCTATCGTTACTGGTCTTCAGAACGAAGTTACAGGTAAGGCAGTAGACCTAGAAGTACACCCTTGGCTTCCACAGGGCGTATCACCAGTTCTCTCCTTCACACTTCCTATCCCAGACACAGAGGTTTCTGATGTTTGGTCAAACTTTATGGTTCAGGATTACATGGGCATTCAGTGGCCAGTAACTCAGTTCGCATACGAGTTCTCAACTTACTTCCGAGGAACATTCTTCTGCACAGCTCCAGCATGGAACGGTGCAGTTTCAGGAATTACTTCTGCATAAGTAAGGCAACCCACGACCTGAGCATGTCGCTAAAAGGCTCACCATTATTAGGAGGCTGGTATGGCAAAGAAGATGATCGCGCCAGATAAGCGCGTAGCGGAAACGGTAGTAGGCAATAGAAGCTACAAGCCGAGCAGAGCGGGTGTTTACACGGTCAGCGATAGCGACGCAAGAGCTATGAAGTCAGAAGGATTCTTCGAAGCTTCTCTTATGGGGGCAACAACAAGCCCAAGTCTTGGGTATAATTGCAACGAATGTGGCTTCGGCAGTTGGTTCAAGAAATGCGGTCGTTGCGGTCACGAGAACAATTCGGGAATTAATACAGACGGAGATTAAATGGCTATCGGTGTAACACCTCAAGATTCCTTCTCGGAATTCCCTTACCTTACTATCGCCGAATACAAGAACGCCCCTACATCTATCGACTTCGATAATCTGGTGGTCGGTGGCAACGCACAAGCCCAAGACGCGGAACTCGCTAATGCGATTCTACGCGCTTCGTCATTTATGGACGAATACCTCAACCAAAATCTTCGCGCGAGCACGAAGACCGAAACTCAACGCGTTCGAATTACGAGCCAAGGCACGATCGCCCTTCACCCGAACAATAATCCTGTAATTTCATTATCTAGTTTCGAGTATGGCGCTGACCCAAATAGCCTAGTCGCCTTGCCGGACTGCTCAAGAGCTTGGTTCGAGTCGCAACAGATTATTATCCCTCTGGCTAACATGGCTACAACCTACTCCAGCCAAGGTCCATTGGCGTTCGGTCCTTATGGCGCGCCTCGCCAACAGGTATACACAAAATACGAATACACATCAGGCTATGTAAATAACCTTATCGCCAGCGCGACGGCTGCTGCTTCTACCATGACGGTTCAATCAGCCGAAGGTATCGTCGCGGGTATGGTTCTACGGATCTATGACGGCGCGAGCACTGAGCGTGTGACGGTAGCCAATAACTACACCTACGGCTCTACAACGGTGCAATTAGCCTCTCCGCTGGCGTTTACACACGCTTCTGGCGTCGCCTTTGGTAATCTTCCGACCACAATTAAACAGGCTTGTATCCTCATCACAACGGCGTTTTTGAAGGTTCGTGGAGACCGCTCCCTGACCATGAATATCACCACTCAGCCTTCCGGTAACATCTCAGGCGGGGCGCTCTACGGTGCGGAAATAGACCTTGCGCTGAAAATGCTCGACCTCTACAAGCGGATTCGCTAGTGGCAGGGCGCACAGGCGTTCGTGCGACGCTATACAACTGGCTCAACACAGGCAACATAACTGGGCTGAACCAGATTTTCACAAGCTTCCCGAAGCGCATAGATTTTCAAGTAAATTCACAGGCGGGGCAGTTATCAAGATCCGCCGTAGTCATTTTTATCCAGAGCGAGCGCGAAACTCGCTTGGCTATTGGTGGCGCGACCAGCGGTTGGAAGCGTGTTGATTATTCAATTATTTTGCAGGTTTATCAGCATTCTCTCGAACGGAATTCAATTGCAGCTATGACCTCGTTCGATACCCTCATAGATTCTATAAAAGACAGGTTACGCGCCGACCATAACTTCGGCGATACAACAGGAACTCTGGTTTGGCAAGGTGCCGAGCCAGTCATTAACTGCACATACGGAGAACCAGCCTCGGTAGAAGGTAGTCCAGCAACGGAAACCTTCGCTGAGATACAATTCGATGTAACAGAAATGATTCAAGCATAGGAGTAACATGAAGCACACTAACGAAGGAAGCGACGATCGGGTGTATCCTACGCTTGGCGTCACTCTCGCAGCAGGTAAGTCTTTCGACGACGCAACTGCTAAAATAAATGCACCAAAAGACCCCGAAATAACACCGTCAGCCTCGTCTGACATTACCGTAGAAGAGGTGAAATAATGTCCGTACAAGCTTCCGTAAGAAGTTACCTCGGCGTTGCCAAAGAAGTAACAAAAGGAACTCCTGTAACACCAACAGACTTTATTCCAGTCATGGCGTCGAGCCTAAAGGCAGTAGACATTATTGACCCACTCTACGATGAGGGTCTACGCGGTTCTAATGTTAAGAATTACAACTACATTCCGGGTCGCACACGCTCAACTATCGACTTCGGCGGATCTGTATTTGCGGATACAGTCGGTTATGGAATCGCAGGTATGCTCGGCGATGTGGCAACTGTCGGTGCTTCCGCGCCATTCACACACACTATTTCGCTCGAAAACTCTGGCGTCGCAGCAGCTGATGTTCAACCAATCTCATACACATTCACAGATTTCTATGCAGCAGCGGTACGCACATACTCTGGCGTACAAATGCACGACTTCACATTGAAGTTTAACGCAGACGGAATGCTCGAATACGACGCAAAGGGAACAGGTTGGGGATCCGCTTCAGCAGCGACTCCGACTCCAAGCTTCTCGACTGTGCTTCCTACTCCTGTATGGCAGGGAACAGTAACTATCGGTGGAACTGCAATTACCAACGCTATAACTGGCGAAATTGCTATGAAGCGCCCAGTTACCCCTATCTACGGTATCAGCCAGACCCAGAACCCATACAATGTGTTCGTCGGTCCTTTGGAAGTTACCGGAAAACTCGAATTTATCATGGAAGATAACACAGAACTTACTCGCTTCCTCACAAATACTCAGCCAGCTATCGTCCTCAACTGGGCGTATGGCGCGGGTGCTACTGCGGTACAGATTCAAGCGACTCTTACAAAGGGCGCTTATGTCGCTGCCGTAAGCGATCGTGGTTCTGATTTCGTTAAGATTGCGGTAGATATTAACGGACAAGGTAATACAACAGACGCGGGTGCAACTGCGGGATTCTCACCTATCAAGTGGGTTCTCAAAAATGCAAAGGCTTCTGGTACATACAACTAATCTCCAAGCAGGTAGGGTAGGTGCAGAACGACGCCTTCCCGATCTCCCTCCCTACCTGCCCTTGATTTGCTAAGATAATCGGAAGGCAACCTACGGAAAGGCACAAAATGTCCACAACAGTCAAGCTTCCTTCGGGGGCGACGGTAGTTCTTAAAGACCCTTCTCTTTTGCGCGTGAAGGATCGTAAGGCAGTAATCAAAGCAAGCGAAAGCGCAGAAGGCGATTTATCTAAGGCACTCGTCCTCGGCGACGCCCTAATTGCCATGCTCGTAGAGTCTTGGTCTTTTGACCTTATTCCGCCGGCAATCAAATTGGAATCACTCGACGAACTAGAGATTCCCGATTACGACGCGCTAGTAGAAGCAACCAAAGAAGCGCAAGGTAAGTTATTCCCTAATGTCGGAAAGACACCAGAGAACGAACAAAACCCAAAAGCGGATTCCGCCAGCTAGAACGATTAAAGTGGTGGCTCAAAGGCGGTGAGCGACTTGCTCAATTCGACTACCCTGATGAAGCTTGGTTCTATTATCAATTCGCCGATCGGTTTGGCTGGACGCCAGAACAGGTGGATAATTTACCTGCGGATACTGCGGACTGGTTGCTGGCCATAGGCAACACGGTAGAACAGATTAAAGCGGAGAACGCAGAACAGGCTGGGTCGTAATGGGCGCTATCATTATCAAGAATCTTGATGAAGTAATGTCCGGGCTGACTGCGTACGAATTAAACATGGAAAAGGCTGGTCAATTAGCCTTGACTCAAGCTGCATTAGCGGTAGAGCGCCAAGCCAAACTTAATGCCAATACAGGCACACACAAGCGCGGGGAACCTCGCGTAGCTGGTTCGGGTCCGGGTCCGAACAAAGTAACAGGCACACTTCAACGGTCTATTAACACGCAAGTACGGTTCGGTTTCGGATCTTATGTAGCCACAGTCGGTCCGAGCGTCGAGTACGCGCGCGCGGTCGAACTAGGAAGCCCTCGTTGGAAGTCGGGTGTACGGTATCCTTTCCTTAGCACTGCGGTCGGTTACATGGTCAAAAGCGGTAATCTGCAGCGTGTTTTTCAACTTAACTTTCTGCGCTTAATGAAGGGATAGTATGGCCAACACGATCCCACCAGTCCTCGTCGAATTACAGTTAGAAACCGCCAACATTAAAGCGCAAATGGCGCAGGTGAATAAGAACTTCGAACAATTTGGGGCGACGGTATCCAAGCAAACGAGCTTCCTGTCTAAATTTAAGGCTACGGCAGCGGGTGTGTTTTCAGGCAATCTCATGACCAGCGGTATGCAAGCAATACAAGCGAGCATTCGTGGGGCTATCGTAGAAGCGCAAGAATACGAGAAGGTGACTGCCCAACTTAACGCGGGTATTGCGTCTACTGGTAACTTAGCAGGGCTGACCGTCGCGGGGCTACAAGAACAAGCAGCAGCGCTAGAATCATTATCGGCACAAGACGAAATTGCTATTATGAAAAATCAGGCGTTACTCCAAACTTTTACAAATGTACGAAATGTGGTCGGAGAAGGCAACAATATTTTTGACCAAGCTTCCCTTGCTATTCTAAACATGGGCGCAAAAATGGGCGATAATGCTGGGTCTGCCATGCAGTTGGGCAAGGCTTTGAACGATCCAATTCGCGGTATGGGCGCACTCAGGCGTGTAGGCGTGGTATTCACTGCGGAGCAAGAAGAATCAATTAAAACTATGGTCGCTGCTGGCGACATTATGGGCGCGCAAAAAGTTATTCTACAAGAATTAGAGGTCGAGTTCGGTGGGGCTGCTGCTGCTGCCGGAGATACTTTTGCGGGTGCAATTTTCCGCGCCAAAGACAAGGTAGGAGATTTCTCTCGTACTTTGATTGCCAATTTACAACCTATTTTATTGAGCGTGGGCAAGGTCATAGGCGATTTATGGAGCAGGTATTTAACTCCTTTATTTAAGATTATTAACGATAACAAAGAAGCGTTACTCGCATTTGTCGGCGTTCTCGGTGCTGCTTACGCTGCCTTAAAACTTTACGGTGTAATTCTCGGGGTGGTTAAGGCTGCCCAAACAGGTTATGCGGTCGCGCAGGTTCTCATGTCGGGTGGGCAACTAGCTTCTATCGCTTCCACCAACGGACTCGCTGCTTCTATGCTTCGCCTTAATGCAATCATGACTGCTAACCCTGTCGGGCTTATCGTCGCTGGTATTGCCCTTCTCGCTGCGGGCTTCGTAATTGCATGGAATCATTCTGAAACTTTCCGTAAGGTAGTCGTCAAAGGCTTGCAGATTGTCCTTAACGGCGTCGGCTATCTAGTCGGTGCTATCGCCAAGATGATCGGACTATTCGCCAAGATTCCCGGAATGGGCTGGGCGAAAGGTATTGCCGACGGTGCCGCCAAGGCTGCTACTGATATTCGCAAGGTAAGCGACGGACTCGACGGATTAGCTAATAAAAAAATTAAGATTCCGGGCTTCGGCGCTAGTGCTGCAACTGCTGGCGCTACTGGGGCAGAGGCTCCTGGGGGCGGTATTACTGCGCAAGACATGAAAGACATGAAGAAGGCTGCCCAAGAGAAGGCTAAGGATCTGGCGAAAGCCAGAGAAGACGTTAAAAAGTCATACGCGAAAATGAATGAAGTAATAACAGAAGCGCGTAAAAAGAGTGTCGAATTAGAAACTGATTACCATAAAGAAGTATCTAAGATTAGCCAGCAATACGCCGATAAAGAATTGGCTATCCGCAAGAATTACGCGAACAAGGCAATTGAACTTGAAGTTGAGGCAGACAAAAAGCGCGCAAGCATAATTCAGAGGTCAAGAGAATTATTGACCAACGCCTTTGCAAGTGGTACCAAAATCGACCTCGGTAAATTATTCGAGGACTCAGATAAATCTGGTGCCGGACTTGTCGCTAAACTCAAAGAAAAATATGCAGCGATAGCGAAACTGCAAAGGTCAGCCGGAGCGTTAGCGAGCGCTGGATTCACCCAGACATTTATTCAGGACGTCGTAAGCCAAGGTCCTGAAGCTGGAAATGCTATGGCTGAGGCTATTCTGCAATCTACCCCTGAAGCTATCTCCGAAATGCAGAACCTGTTTATAGGTATTGAGAGCATAAGCAAGAACGGGCTTAACACGCTCGCGGAACAGATGAGCACCTCGACAAGTTTCGCTACGCAGGAACTTCTTGATGAGTATGAAAATGTAGGGGTGGAACTTAAAAATCTACTTACCAAGAACACCAATGATCTTACAGACGCACTAGCGACCAACCAACAGGAGCTACAAGACGCGTTACTCGCTGCTCAAACTGCCTATAAAGACGCTATTGATAAGCTTGAAAAAGACACGAAAGACAAGCTCGCGACCCTGCAAGATGAATTACGCACGACGGCTGAAACAATTAGGCAACTATCAGGGGCTAAGGCTGCCGCGGGTGCGCTAGCTGCTTCCCCTGCTGCCCCAATTCTCGCGAATACAAGTAACCTCGGTCTTGCTGGTCAATCTAGTGGTACGGTCATTATCAACAATAATGCCAATGTGTCTGGCATTAACCTGACCGATCCGCAAGCAACGGCTACGACAGTAAGTAATGCCATGCGATTCGGTTCGACGCAAGGTATAACCACACTTCGTTACCGCCCAGATGAGATGGAGTATAGATAATGCCAACGGTATCCAGCCTTAATCAATATTCTTTAGCGTTTAACGGTTATGTGTTCGGTGGCGGATCATCTATGCACCAGATTCTGGATTTAAATGGCTTAGAATCTTTGCCTTCTATTCGTAACCAAGACGACAACCGAGGCTATGCCGACGGTATGTTCACAGGTAACGACTTCCTATCAGGGCGCGAGATTACGGCGACGATACTTACTACCGGCAATACGGCTTCGGCTTCTATCTCTAGCGCAACGGCGACAGGCGGAAGCGTAATTACATACAATACTTCTACGGTTCATGGCTTAATCTCAGGACAAATTGTGACTATAACTGGCGTCGTTTCGACTGGTAATCCTTCGGGAACTGCTGGCACAGGCTTTAACCAAACTCTTACCGCAGCGACAGTAACCTCACCTACGCAATTTACAATTGCGGTGGTATTAACGGACACTCGCACTTCCGGCGGGGTAATGAATATGTCCTCTAGCGCCCAAGCGAATTACAACTTACTTCAGCGAGCGCTTCTACCACAGACCACAGGTACGACAATTTTACAGTTCCAACTATCTTTATCGGCTGGATTGCAGCGTGTGAACGCGCGCGTGAGAGCAAATAAGACCCTTGTGGATCCTGATTACACATACGGCTACATTAAGAGCCAATACACCTTCTTCTGCCCAGACCCGCGCTTTTATGACGATACCTTACAAACAGCTTCTCTGGCGGTATCTAATGCCCTTGGCCGTATCTATAACAGAACCTATAACCTCGTTTATGGTTTCGGGTCATCTGGCGCTGCGACTACGGTACAGAACAACGGTTGGGCTACGACCTATCCGACAATTACGCTCAACGGTCCGATTGTGAATCCGACTATAGGTAATCAAACTACAGGCGATTTTATTACAATTACAGGATCTTATTCCAACACCAACACAATTTTTATTGACCTAGATTCTAAGTATGTAACGGTAGACGGAGTGCCAGCGCGTAATCTTATTACCGGAAATTCAACTTGGTTTGGCGCAATTCCCGGAGCCAATCAGTTTTACCTAACAGGCACAGGTACGGTAGCAGGAGTAACCGCTGCTACGGTATCATGGCGCTCGGCGTACATTTAAGGAGAAATCATGGCATTACGGACACCCCCAAGTTGGCAACAAAATGCCTCACACCCTGCTGAGAATGATCGCCTGTCTACGCAAGGACTGTGGCGCACGACTGGCGTAATGAATGCTGCTGACCTAGCAGTTTCTGCAAACGGCACACCAAACATGAGCGTTAATGTCGCTTCGGGTTGGGCTGCCATTGTCGGAGATTACACAACCAACATGGGAACTTACCAATGCTATAACGACGGCGTCACGAATCTTCTTATTGCCCCAGCCAACGGATCTAACCCTCGTATTGACCTTATTTGTATGACGGTATCGGATTCATACTACACAGGGTCGCTTAACCAAGTTGCGTTCAATGTCGTAACTGGTGTGCCTTCAGTTACCCCTGCTATTCCGGCAACCCCGACTAACTCGATTGCTCTCGCGCGCGTCGCGGTAGGGGCGGGGGCAGTCAGCATTACGGCTGGTAATATTACAGACGTGCGAGTTACCTCAACCTCTGCAATCACGGTAGACTTATCATCTGTCGAGACTGCTATCTTTATGCAAGCTTACTAGGAGAAAAAATGCCAGTAAATACACCGAATCTGCTCGCGCGTAATTACCCTTTATTGGGGGCGACGCCCACGCAATTTAATATTTCTAACAAGGCGCTCACATCTAACCTTGCGACAATCACCACATCAGCGGTACATAACATTACACAGGTGGGAACCCTCGTAACAATCTCTGGCGTAGATACAGTCTTCGACGGCACATACAATATTCATTCTATCCCAACCACTTCAACATTCACTTTTGTAAAAACAAACGCAAACGTCACGAGCGCAGCAGTTAGCCCTGTCGGTATTGCGACATTTAACACAGGTGCTTCTGGCGTAACTAACGGTTTTCTAATTACCAACAAAGTAGTTCAGAACGGTATCGCGACACTGACAACTTCGGCAGCGCATGGTCTGGCAGTACAAGATTATGTGTCGGTTACGATCGGCGATACAATTTATGACTCAACGCAAATTTCAATCCTCGCGGTGCCGACAACTACTACATTTTCATACGCGGTAGCGACCACGACCGCTGCGACAACAGCGGTGTCGCAAGGTTCTTACGGTCGCATGCCAGTAATTTATACAGTTCCGGCTTCTACTAGCACAATTGTCACAAACATAATTGTAGTAAATACTTCGAGTTCAGCACAAACATTTTCTATGTGCCTTAATACTTTTTGTCTTGCGTTTCAACAGTCAATTGCTGCGAACTCAAGCGCTTACTTTGACTTGAAGCAGGATCTAAACACCACACAAACAATTAACGCGTCGGCTTCTTCTTCTCGCGTAAATATACAAATTAGCGGAATGACGGTGGTGTAATTATGGGTCTATCAGTATTTCCTGTTCCAGTTTCGAGCGCTCCTATTGCGCTCGGGGGAATCACCGCGCAAGGTCTTAATATTCCTACTGGGGTATCTTTACGCGCTACCTATACTTCGTCGCAGACAGGTTTAACTTATCCTTCTGGAATTATTAATGTGTTCGCAATTGTTATTGGTGGGGGTGCTGGCGGTGGCAACGGCGGAGGCGGAGGCGGTGGTGGTGGTGGCGTAGCTATGGGTTGGATAAGTGCTCCTGCTAGGCTTACTGTCGGAGCAGGTGGCGCTGCAGTGAGTGCAGGAGGTTTTTCCAACGCGGGATTACTTGTCGGGGCTGGTGGTGGCAATAGTGGTACGAGTTCTGTTGCGCCTGTTTTAGGAGCTGGTGGCACTAATGGCGCAGGAAGCGCAGGAGGCGCAGGTTGGGCTTTGAGTTATCCTAATGCAGTTTTAGGCGGTTCAGGTGGCGCAACTGGTGGTACTGGAGCAGGATCGGGTGGAGCTGGTAATACGACAATTAACAATTTATCTGGTTCTGGCGGAGGCGGTACATTTGTCAGCGGTGGAGTGGGTGGCGCTGGTGGATTTGGCTTCTTCACTGGTGGCGGTGGTGGTGGATTTAATAACGGTGACGGCTCTGCTGGCACAGGTGGAGCAACTTCTACCTTCGCGGGTGCTGCTGGTGGCGGAAGTAGTGTGGGCGGTTCTGGTGGAAGTGGATATTTAGCGGCAGGTGTAACCCCTTCAACGTCTGTTGGAGGTGTCGGCGGTAGCGGTGGCGGAGGTGGTGGCGGAGGTGCTAGTAACTTCGGCGGTGCTGGCGGTGGCGGTGCAGTTCTAATTTATTACTAGGAGATAAAATGGCAAAATTCGCAGCAATTCAAGACGACGTTGTCTATAACATTATAGAAGCAGATACATTAGAAATTGCTACTGCGGTTTCTGGTTTGGTATGCATAGAATACACAGACGAAACTCCTTTATCTATTGGCGATGAGTACCAAGAAAAACCTGCTAAGACTGTAAAATAACGGTATGACCACTACATACCGATACCTTTTTGCGGATCTTCTGACGAATGAAATTCTCGCGGAGCTTCCAATTACCGGAGTTAATTTTACCCAGCAACTTAATACCTCTGGCACTTTCACTGGTCATTTATTGCTTTCTGGCGTGAATGCGGTAGACCTTAATGTATCGGCTGGAACGATTCCGGGGCGCACCGCTATTTATGTAGATCGTAACGGTATTCTCGTATGGGGTGGCGTTCTATGGAATCGCCAATACAACTCCACTAGCCAAACACTTACCTTTCAAGCGCGGGAGTTCGAGTCGTACTTTGAGCGCCGTAAAATTACGACCACACAGGTATTTAACAATGTAGACCAGTTAACTATCGCTAACACACTAATAAATCAAGCGCAGCTAGTAACCAATGGCAACATAGGCGTCGTAACCACCCCGACAACTTCTGGTGTATTGGTTAGCCGTACTTATTACGGTTATGAATTGAAGAATGTGTATTCAGCGTTGCAGGATCTGTCGAAACAATTAGACGGATTTGACTTTAACATTCTGGTCGCCTACGACGGTGGCGGTAATCCGACAAAAAGGCTCGTCTTATCTTTCCCTAAATCTGGCACTACTTATTCTCCTACGAGTTTATCTGCGCCTGTATTCCAATTCCCTAGCGGTAACATGATTGAATACGAATACCCAGAAGACGCTTCTATTGCAGCTAATACTATTTACGCTCTCGGTGCTGGCAGTAACGAAGGCAAGTTAATCGCGACTGCTAATGATCCTGCCTTATTAGCAGCGGGATTCCCGTTGCTAGAGCAAGAAGCTAACTATTCCGACATAACAGACGCGACAATGCTAGCAAGCTTGGCGACAGGACAAATCAAGGCGACGGCATACCCACCGACAACTTTACGCGTGGTCGCCCCGCCTTCTCAAAATCCTGAATTTGGTACTTATGTAATTGGAGATGAATGTCGCATTATTATTACAGATAATAGATTCCCTGAAACCCTCGACGCTATTTATCGCCTAGTTGCACTTAGCGTTACCCCGGGAGAAGACGGTCCTGAACGAATTACATTGACCCTTACGACAGGAACTTATTAATGGGATACATAAATCAACCCTTTGACTTTAAAGCGTTTTTCGACGATATTTTTGCGCGGTTGCGTAAGTTAGAAACGGCTGGCAGATTTACTGTGCCGATTGTAACTACCGATCCTACCGCCCCTCGTAATGGCGACATGTGGTACAACTCGACCTCTGGGCAGCTGAAATTCCGAGATAGCACTGGTACTATTCGCATTGTAACTTTAACATAACCCGAGAGGGCGCTGATGAATCTCGATACGGCTGCGACAATAGCCCAACTCATTTCTTTAATATTTATTCTGCCGTTATCTGCATTTAAGGTATGGCGGAAGATAGATGAGCGCATGACGGCGCAAGACCATAAATTATCGAGAATTGAATATGCCCTATTTAACGAAGGTAGGGGCATGGAGCAGCAACTCAAAGAAGTGTATAGGAATCAACAGACGGTGATTACGGATCTTGCCGTAATCAAAGCAAAGAGTGCGTAAGGCGTTACTAGGGGGCATACTATTAAGCGTTCTGTTATCTGGTTGCGGGTATCAGGGCTGGGTTCGTTACCCTTGCCAAGAGTATGAGAATTGGAAAAAGCCGGAGTGCCAGCCCCCTCAATGCGAAGCTATCGGACAATGCACCAAAGACTTACTTCCGGAGGTGGAAACCAATGGCTAGGCGACGATTTACACCCGAAGAATTACACGCTCGGCTCATAGTTACTATTGGGATTATACTAGCGGTGGTCTTCGCGGGGTCAGTATTCAGCCTTCTTTATGCCCTGTTATTCATTACCCAGCCTATGGCGCAAGCCCCTAACGACGCAGCCTTTATCGATCTTGTATCTACTTTATGTGTATTCTTGACTGGTACATTGGCTGGAATCCTTAGCGCGAACGGACTAAAATCCAAGCCTAAACCACCAGAAGAAAAAGAGGAAAGCAAATGATAGATACGAAGAAGCTTCTCGAATTATGCGAAGCGAGCGTCGGATACCAAGAAGGCAAGAATAACGACACGACTTTCGGTAAATGGTACGGGCTCAACAACCAACCTTGGTGCGCCATGAGCGCGTCTAAGATGTATTTCGACGCCGGAGCGCTGGCTACGGTCGCTAACACCAAAAAGGGTTATGCCTCATGCGACCTATGGCTAAAGCACCTAACTCGCAATAATCAAATTGTTCCTATCGGACAGGCTCGGGCTGGAGATCTTGTATTCTTCCAATTCGACGCAGACGCGCAGCCAGATCATGTCGGCATTGTAAAAAATCACAATAAAACACTTAAATTCGTCAATGTTTATGAGGGCAATACTTCCGCAGATAAGAAGGGTAGCCAGTCAAATGGCGACGGCTTCTACCTAAAAAAGCGCACTTATGCGACAATTATGGCAATCGCACGACCAAAGGAGTAATTATGAACGCTAAATATCAGGCTATTCTCGCGTCTTATGGGCGCACATTTATTGCAGCGGTAATCGCTGTTTATGCGACTGGCAACCACGACGCGAAAGCAATCTTGATTGCTGGTTTAGCAGCGGTCGTCGGTCCTGCTATTCGTGCAATTAACCCGAAAGATCCTGCATTTGGTATCGGCGCAGACTTATTGACCTTTGAACTCACCAAGCTTGCCAAGCCCTCTGTGAAGAAAGCAACGGCAAAAAAGGCTAAGTAGCCTTCACAACTTAATAGCAAGAACCCTGACGAATCTTGGCGGAGGAAGCAGGGTTTTCGCATTTCTGGCGTGTCGCTACGAGTTATGCGCGTTATTGTGTGTTAATTTTCTGCGGTTGGGGTTACCCAACGGACTGAGTGCTGGACTGAACCCACCTTGACGGCTCTCTCTGATTGGTTTCAGAGTGAGAAGATAGAGTGGGTTTTGTTCTTTCGTGACTAGGCACTTCACGAGATACTTGCTACACTTTATGCAAGGAGGCTTACAATGGCATTAGCAGACCAACTTAAAAGCATGGATCGCACACGA